CGGGAGGACCTCCGCGCGGACGTCAAGATGTTCGACGTACGCGAGGTGCCGTTCGACCCGGCACAGCTCACACAATTCGCCACGGAGATGATCGCGGAAGGCCTGGAGATGGTGGAGATGCGCCCGACCGTGCTCAATTTCTCCGAGCCTATGAAGAAGCTCTTCGAGCTCGCGCTGCAGAAACGACTGCACCACGACGCCAACCCGGTCACGGAATGGATGATCGCAAACGTCGTCTGCCATCGCGATCACAAGGACAATATCTACCCGAACAAGGACCGGCCCGAGAACAAGATCGACGGCCCGGTGGGCGCGATCATGGCGCTGGGGCGGGCGAGCGCGGCGAGTCCTGATCGGGAAATCGAAGTGGCTTTTGTGGAGACGTGATGATCAGCCAGGCATTGAGCTGGATCGGCCGGAGAATGCAGCCGGCGGCGGAGCCGCTGGAGCGCATTGCGCCGACGCTCAACGTCCGCAACGATATCACGGGCGTGCTGAGCAGCGATCGCGAGGGGATGATGGAGTTGTTCCAGATCCCGACCCACGCCGGGCCAGCGGTGACCGTGTCCTCGGCGATGCAGGTAAGCGCGGTCTACGCCGCCATTTCGCTGATCGCCGGCGCGATTGCTTCGCTGCCGCTCAACTTCTACCAGCGCACCGACGGGGCCGCCGGGCGCAAGCGCGTCAAGCACGATCTGTGGTGGCTGTTCAACGAGCAACCTTCCCCGCTCATCCCCGCTGCGGTGTTCTGGGAATACATCATCGCGACGAAGATACTGCACGGCGACGGCTTCGCGCTGCTGGTGCGGGACCGCAACTTCAAGATCGTCGAGGCGTTGCCGCTGTCGCCGCTCGAAGTACAGACCGAGCGCCGCCGGAACGAACTCGTCTATTACGTCAGTTCGGAGCAGCTCGGCACCTTCGGCGTGAAGGCGGAGGACATGCTGCACTTTCACGGCTTTGGCTTCAACCTGCGCACCGGGCGCGGGCTATCGGTGATCCGGCACGTCGCGCGCCAGGCGATCGGCAACGCGCTCGCTGCGGATGAATTCGCCGGGCGCTTCTTCGCCAACGGCGCGCAGCCGAGCCACGTCATCACCTTTCCCGCCGGGGTCAAGGACGAGCAGATCACCTCGCTGAAAGATCGCTGGGCCGAACGGCGGGCGGGCGTAGCGAACGCCGGCAAGCCGCTGATCCTAACCAACGGCGCGACGGTCAAGGAGCTGACGATGACGCTCGAGGACGCGCAGCTCCTCGAGACGCGGCGCTTCCAGGTGGAAGACATCGCGCGCGCCCTCGGCGTGCCGCCGTACATGATCGGTTCCACCGAGAAAGTGACATCGTGGGGTTCCGGCATCGAGCAGATGGGTCAGGGGTTCGTCACGTTCACCCTGCAGCGCCATCTTGGTCCCGCCGAGCAGGAGATCAACCGCAAGTGTTTCAGCACCGCGACCTACTTCGCGGAGTTCAACGTCGATGGATTGCAGCGCGGTGATCTCAAGGCGCGCGGCGCCTATTATCGACAGGCGATCGGCGGCTCGCAGGGGCCGGGCTGGCTCTCCGCTAACGAGATCCGGCAGAAGGAAAACGAGGAGCCGGCCGACGGCGGAGAAGATCTGTTCATGCCGACCGCCGCGCAAATGACCGCACCCCCACCCGAACCAGGAGACGACAATGCTGCGCAACCACCGGCTGCTTGACCTGATCCGCGACAACCTCGATGCCCCGCGCCGCAAGGTGGATGTGCGGGCCGAGGGCGAGGAGGCGACAATCTATCTATACGATGCGATCGACCCGTACTGGGGAATCTCGGCGGATGTGTTCGTCAAGGCGCTCAACGCGATCGCCGCGCCGAGGATACACCTGCGCATGAATTCCCCTGGTGGTGACGTATTCGAGGCGCGCGCCATCGCCACGGCGGTGCGGCAGCACCCGTCAGCGATCATCGCGCACGTGGACGGGATCGTTGCCTCCGCCGCCACTTGGGTGGCCACTTCCGCGAAGGAGGTCGAGATCGCCGCCGGCGCGTTCTTCATGATTCACCAATCATGGGCGCTGGCGATCGGCAATTCGGAAGACATGCTGGCGATGGCGGGGCTGCTCGAAAAAGTGGACCAGGCGATCGTGGACGACTACCGGAAACGCACCAAGAAGGACACGCAACAGATCGCGGACTGGATGGCGGCCGAGACGTGGTTCAATGCCGAGGAGGCAAAGGAAGCCGGGTTCGCCGACCGCGTCGTCGCCGAGAACGAGAACGGCGGCAACCACTGGAATCTGTCCGCCTACGCGAAGGTGCCGCAGGCGCTGAGGGACCGGAAGCCGCCGCGCGCGCCGCAACCGGCGTATGACCGAGCCACGCTCGATCGCCGCCTCGCGATGTTCGAAAAACGAATCGCAGCCTAGTCGCTCTCGCTGAACTGACGGGGCCGATAGGGCCGCCTCCGGGCGGCTTTTTTATTTCAACTTCACAGGAGACCAGCATGACACCGACCCAAGCCTTGCGGGAGCGCCGCGCACATTTCGCTCGCGAAACCCGCGCCCTGATGGACAAGCACCCCGTCGGCAGCACGACATGGGGGGAAGCCGAGACGAAGATCTACGACGCCAACATGGCGGAACTCGACCGCATCGACGCGATGCTCGAGCGCGAGCAGCGCCTGCTCGACAAGAACGCCGAGAAGGCATTCAAGACTGCTGGCGCCGAGATCGAGCGCATCGGCGGCGGCGAACGCAAGACCAGCGCGGAAGTGCGCCAGCTCTTCAACAAGTTCATGAGCCGCGGGCGCGAGGGGATGGCGGCGGAGGAGTTCAACCAGATCCGCAACACGCTATCCACTACCACCACCACGGAGGGCGGCTTCACGGTGGCGACCGAGATTGCCACGGACCTCGTCGATACGCTGAAGGACTACAGCGGCATCCTGAACGTAGCCGAAATTATCCGGACCGCCCAGGGTAATCCGTTCAACTACCCGACGTCCAACGGCACGGCGGAGACGGGCGAGCTGATCGCCGAGAACGTGACGGCCACCGCCGCGGACCCGGTCTTCGGATCGGTCCAGCTCAACACCTTCAAGTATTCCTCGAAGGTGATCGCGATCCCGTTCGAGCTGCTGCAGGATACGAGCATCGACATGGAGCCGTTCCTGCGCAAGCGGCTGCAGCAACGGCTCGGGCGGATCATCAACGCGCACGGCACCACGGGCACCGGCTCCGGCCAGCCCAACGGCGTGGTCACCGCCTCCACCGTGGGCAAAGTGGGCACGACCGGCCAGACGCTGACGATCATCTACGACGACTTGGTGGACGTGATCGACGCCGTGGACATCGCCTACCAGAGTCCCGGCCGCTGCAAGTGGATGTTCGCGCAGACGTTGCGCAAGGTGATCCGCAAGATCAAGGACACCTCCGGGCGTCCGATCTGGACGCCGAGCTACGAGGCCGGGCTCTCGACCGGCTACGGCGATGAGCTGCTCGGCTATCCGATCCAGATCAACAACGACATGCCGGCGCCGGCGGCGAACGCGAAGAGCCTCGCGTTCGGCGACTTCAGCTACTACAAGGTGCGGGTAGCGATGGACGTGGTGGTGTTCCGGTTCACCGACAGCGCCTACGCCAAACTCGGGCAGGTCGGATTCCTCGGCTGGATGCGTGCGGGGGGCAACCTGGTGGACGTCGCGGCGACGCGGCTCTACCAGCATTCCGCGACCTGATCCGCGCGGGTTGAGGTAATGGGGTTCCTCGGAACCTTCGTGAGAGGGCGGCGGTGGCCGTGGTCCGGCGCCGCCGCGCCCTTCTCTTCTTATCGAATCATTCTGGGAGCACACGATGAAACGATTACGCATGCTCGCCGACCAGGCGGTCGACGGGCTGAACTACAAGGCCAACCAGGTCGTGGACCTGCCGGACCGGCTCGCCGCTGAATTACTGAGATCCGACCCCGAGGCGGGGCGGACGCCCAGCGCGGACGCTGATCCGGCGTCCATCGCCTATTGTCTCAATTCGCTCAAGGCGGAACCGATCACCCACGAAGACGCCGCCGCGCGCGCCGCTTCCGAGGACGTGGTCAAGTGCCAGGCTGTCCTCGACGACGCCAACGCCGCGATCGAGGCCGAGACCGACGCCGGCCGGCGCTCGGAGTTGAAGAAGACCGCGAAAACCGCCGCTGACGCGCTGCGGGAAGTCAAGGCAAAGGCCAAGGCCGCGACGTAGACAACTCACAACGGAGAGATTGCTTCGCTGAACCCGCCGAAGCCAGAGAGGAGACATTCATGCTACTGAAGCGCATCTACAAGAAGCCGACTGGCTGGAAGCCGGAGCGCAACATCCGCGGCGCGGCGGGTTCGTGAAGAAAGGGTAAGTCGGGGCGAGCAATGGCATCACTACGGCGATTTGAGGGTTACCTCCTAATAGACCACCGGAACTCGCCGGGGTTGACCGAGGAGCAGACACATGCGGCAGGGCTTCCTCCCGGCGCTGGCCAGGGACTATTCGAGGCGCCTACCTCCACTTGTTCGCACTGTCAAGCGATTGTGGTGCTCAATCCCGATCGGAGCCGCGAGCGAGCTTACTGCGCGAAGTGTAACCGCTACCTTTGCGACAACTGCGGGGCAATCTATGGCTTGACGCGAGAGTGCAGGAGCATCGCAAGGGCGCTCGATCAAGCACAGGAGACCGCCGAAAGACAGAGTTCACGTTTACTTCTAGGAGACTGAGATGGCAAAACGCACTTATTCGATAGACACCAACACGCCGACAGCGGTGGCTGATACCGTGGCCATTGCGAACGGCACCTACATCGGCGCTTTCAAGGGAGGTTCCGGCACGCAGCGAACCCTGATCGACGAAATCTACCTCGGCGGTCAGGCGACGGCGAGCGCGCCTACCTTGATGCAGCTTGCTCGCGATTCGACGGTCGGAATCGGGGCACAAACGGGCGGCGACGATGCGGCGCTCGATCCGGCAACAGCGGCGCTCGCCGCTATCGTTGGGGTCGGCAATTCCTTCGTCACGTCCGCCCCGCAACGCGACGCGGCCGCGAAGCTCCTGCATCTGGACTTCAACGCCTTCGGCGGGATTGTGAAGTGGAAGTCTCTCTCCGCCGACCGCAGCGATTCCCCGGTGCTGCTGGGGAACACAGCCTCCTTCGGTGAAATGTCGCTCTCCGCTTTCACTGGCGGCACGCCGGGAGCGATGGGTGGGCACGTCATCTACGAAACGTTGTAGCGATAGAAATGCCAGCATTTCGAGCGATGCTCGAAGGAGATTGAACTGAGAATTGTGCCATGACTATCTCCGTCGTCAACGCGGTAGCGGACCAGACGCTCGATCAGACGACCAACACGCTTATCAACGCGATGACGTTGACGCCGGGAGCGGGTGATTATCTCGCACTGTTCACTGCTTACTTTGAGAACGGCGCGACTGCGAAGACCTACGAGTTCTCGCTCTACGTCGGCGGAGCTATCGTCCAACATACCGAGCGGCGGATCGACATCGAGGGTTCGATCGCGGCAGCAGGCGTTTTCACCGTGGTATGTGTGGCTGCTCAGGTCACTCCCACTGCGGGGCAAGCAGTTGAGGCTCGCTACCGACGCACGACCGGCACGACCGCCTCGACGATGAAGAGCCGGACGCTGACGCTCTTCCCGAAGGCGTCGGCGGACTTCAGTCAGGGAAGCTCCACGGCAGATCAGACGATCAGCTCCGCCACGGATACGCTGCTCACTGGCACAAACCTGACGCCGGGAGCGGGGACCTATCTGCTGGTGTTCAGCGCGAGTGCGACGAACGTCTCGGTCGGGGCCACGACTAACAACATCTACTATTCGGTCTTCGTGAATGGCGTGGAGCAGCAGCACACGGAGCGAGTGCTGAACGCCGAGGCATCCATCAGCGCGGCGCTGGGATGCATGACCGGGCTCATCGCCTGCAGGGTCGCCCCCACCGCCGGGCAGGTCGTGGAGGTGCGCGCTCACCGTGATGGGACGACGAACTGGACGGTTCACGAGCGCACGATGACGCTGATGAAGGTGGCGGATGCGGACATCAAGGAGGCGTCGCAAACGGCGGACGAGGCCGACATCGGCACTACGGACGAGTTGCTGGTGGGAATGACCATCACCGACCCCGGTGCTGCGGATTGGCTCGCTATTTTCAGCACCAGTCAGGGCTACGGAACGATCGCCGTCAGCGAGGCTGCAACCTTCTCGCTCTACAACGCGGGAGGGCGGAACGCCGACACCGAGCGGATTCAGTCGCAGGAGAGCTCGATCGATGTTGCGAATTACTACGGCTTCACTCACGGCAGGTTGACCGTCGCGGGCGCGACCGACGACGTGGAGCTGCGCTGGAAGGGCTCCAGTGCGACGAGCCGCACCGCGCACGAGCGAACACTGGTAATGGTAAAAGAGGCGGCAGCGGCTGATGTCTTGCGGTCACAAATCCAATACTGAGCGAAACCATGGCTGACGTTTTTCGCGGACCGCTAGAAATCAGATCACGCAGGCATAAGGTTAAAGGTCTGATTGACCTTGCACCGAACCTGCTGCTGAC